ATTTTTCCGGGGTTTTTGGCGGGGGGCCCCCGCCCCGGGCCGCCCCCACCACGCGGGATTAGATTTTGATTTAGTTTTGGCTTCCCAATTTCAGCATGTCAGCTTTTCAGCTTTTCAGCGTTTTAGTGGGGCTGGCCGGCGCGGGGAAAACCGGCGCGGTCTTTTCCTTGGCCGGCGCCCCCGGCTTGATTTCAGTCGGCACATCGCCGGTGAAATGGTCCGGCGTGCGCGGCTGGGCCGGCGCCGGCGCGGCCGGCTTCGGCAGATTGAGATGGTCAATGCCCTGCGGTTGCTCGCAGGCAAAGGCGGAATTTTTTGGCATAGGCTTTTGCGTTGGTGTTTTTTCGCTTCCGTTGCGATCAGATGGCCGAGCCGGCCAGCGGCGAGTACAGCCAGGTGAACTTGAATTTCGGCGCGATGATGTTCGTGTCGGAGACAGCGAGATCCGTAACGTCCAGGTCAACCCACCAGTCATCAATGATATAGACACCATTGAGGGCATCGTAGCGCTGGCGCTTGAGCCAGCCCACCAGGCTGCCCGGACCGGACAGCGGATAGAACGACGTGTCCGTAATCTGGATCAGCGGCGACTTGTAAAATCCGGCCAGCGACAGGCGCGACAGTTCGTTCACTTCCACTTCCATAGAGAGGCCGCGTTCCGGCCGCACGATTTTCTGGGTGACGATGACGCCGGTGCCCGGCATGGGCGATTTGATTTCCACGGCCTTGCCATCGTATTTGTCCGTGGTGGGTTTCTTGACCGTGCCGAGGAGGTACGTGAGCCAGAGCGGGTCGGTGGGACCGGGCTTGGCATTGGCCGAGACCGTGCCGGAGGCCGGGATGGTGAAGGCTTGACCGCCGGGCGCGAAATAGAGGGCGTCGCCGGTGGCAATGACGGAAGGTTGAGCTTGCATATTTGGTTCTGTTTTTGTTGTTGGTTGTGGATGGTGGCCGCACCGCCAGGCGCGGCCTATAAAACTTGTTGCGTGTCGGCTTCCAGCCAGCCACCGCGGCAATTCATGAGCAGCGAAACCGTGGTGCGATTGGGCAGCTTCTTGGTCGGGTCGCTCACTGTGATCACTCCGGAGCTGGACGGTTCGCAGACCACGCCGCAGGGATTGGGGAGCAGTTGTCCGGTGACGGCCGTTAGGACCAGCTCCATCAGGCCGAATGCGCCCGGTGTGGTGGCATTGCCGAAAAGCGATGCCGTGCGGTCGCCCAGGACACGATTAGAAATCAAAAGCGCCACCGGCAACTCGCGCTGCAAAATGAGTTTCATGCCGCGCGTCACCAGCGGAAATTTTTCGTCAAGGGCAACGATGACGCACACGCGCTGTTGGGAAATGAGCAGGTACTGGAATGCCGCCGGCAGATTCTCGCTGTCGAAAAGCTCTACCCGGTCAAACGCCTTCGTGACACCATCGGCGAGCGTCACCGCTGCGATGTTGGTCTGTAGCGCGGTGATGATGGCGCTGCTGGCCTGGCGATGATTGGTGGCTGGGGTCATATATGTTTGTTCGCGGTTCCCAATTTCAGCTTTTCAGCTTTTTTCCTGTTGTCAGTACAGGCGGTCGCGTTGCATCCGGCCATGGATCAGGGGCGCGCTGCCGGCCGCACCGGCGCGGGAGGCCAGGGCGGCGTCGGCTACCTTGGGCAGGTTCGGCCGGTCGCCGCGGGCAATGGATTGCAGTTCATTCCAGACGCTTTTGAAGCGCGTGGACACGTCTTCCGGCGATGGCGTTCCAGAATTGAGGTAGGCGTTATAGACGGCCAGGGCGCGGATGAAATTCGAGATGCTGGTGGCATCCAGGATATAGCCGGCCGTGAGCCGGGCCACGTCCGCTGCGGCTTCATCGCAGAGCTGCTGCAGCGGGTCGGCAACTTCCGTCGTCGCCAGGGCCGCGGTGAACTGCGCCACCTTGTCAGCCGAGAGCTGCAGGTTGCCGTTGGTGAAGCTGTATGCGTTGGACATGGTTTAAAGTGGGAGCGCCGCGCGCGATCGCGCGACGCTCCCGGTGAGGTACTACTCCTTCGCCTTTTTTTCTTCCTCCTCCTTGATGGCGGAGGCGTCAATGGTGACGCCCTTGTCCGCCGGAGTATCGGCGTTGACCTTTTCGGCCCACCCGCCAGCAACGAGCATTTTTGATTCCGCGTCGGTGACTTCGACGATGGAGCCGATTTTGTGGTGGAGTTTGCCCTTGATCACAACGGGCGTGCGGATTTTGAGTTTTGCCATATTGGTTTTTTTTGATTTTTCAGTTTTTAAATTTCTGCGGATGTTTGGTTACGGTTGATTGCCGGACTGCGAATACTGGAAGTTAATGAGCTTGACGGTGTATGCGCTGTTGTTAGTGGCCAGCGTGAGCTGCATCTGGCGCAAATTGTTGACCTGCAGGCTGGACCAGTTGGTCCAGTACGTGTTTGTGCCTACGAAGTTTGCAGGCACAGCCCACTGGATCGGCCGTGTGGTGGTGTAGGACGTACCATCTTCCGTCACATCCCAGCCCAGCGTGACGGTGGTAGCCGAGGCGTTGGTGCTGATGACAGTCACAAAAGCGGACACGCCGTGATCCTGGCGGAGCGTCTTGTCCAGGCTGTTGGTGCCGTTGGCGGTGTAGTTCGTCCCCGCCGAGGCGGCCAGAGTCAGCGGAAATGCGTTCGTGTCCGGCGTGACAAAGTTCGGCGCGCCGTTGGCATAGGTCAGCGTCGTCGGTTGAGACCAGGCCGGCAGTGCGCACAGCGCGAGCAGGCTGATGATGAAGCAAACCAGCAACAGGCCGGCCAGCGTGAATTTGGATTTATTTTTCATTCGATGTTCGATGTTGAATTTTTCGATATGTGATTTGTTTTTGCCGGGCCGCCGCCGGGTTTCCCCGGCGGCGGCCAGGCGATGGCTTAGAACGAGAGGACGTTCTGGTAATAGAAAGCCGCCTTTTGACCGACCACCTTTTCCCCGACGTAATGCTCGCCGCGATGCACGTCGGATTTCTTGGTTTCGTCACGGTAGTCGAAGATCTGAAGCAGATCCGAGCCGCCGCCGCCACCGGCCACCATGCCGGGACCGGTGCCGCCGGTCTTTTCCGTGACCGGGCTGGTGAAAGCCGTCCAGTAGAACGTGCGCGCAAAGTTCGGCAGTTCCAGATCATCGCCCTCTTCGACGTGGGCGAGCACGCAGTCGTGCCCCCAGATGTCGGCGGGAGTGAAGGTCTGGCCTTCCAGGTTGGTGGCCTGCACCGTCTTGGCGATGGCCAGGCCGCCCTGCGGCAGCCCGAAGTAACTGGCCAGTTTGTCCTCGTTGAGCAGGCCGGGGCTGGTGTACTTAAACACGTCCAGCAGCTTGGGATGTTGCTGCAATTTCAAGAACACCGGGTTGCTGATGGTCATCAGGTTGACTTCCATGCCAGTCTGCTGGCGGATGTATTCCTTGGCGGCATCCACGTCGTCCTTGGGATTGCTGGACGGATCGTCCCACTTAACGGCCACGCCGGCGTAAGGCACCTGGGCCGTGTTGGTTGCCAGCGTGTGGACGCGCAGTTCGTGATTCACCTTGATGGTGTCCACCAGCTTGCGCACGCGGGCGACGTCCACGTCGAAGTACGCGCCGTACTTCAGGCGCTCTTCATCGGGGACCAGGGCTTCCAAACCGTAGTTTTGGCAATAGTAATTGTCATTGCTAAGGATGGAGGTGATGCGGGGATAACCGCTGCCGGGCGCGCGCGGTTTGAGCACCGGCGTATTGGCAAGTTCCTCTGCGCTGAACACGTAATAGCTCGCCGCCTGCAGGGCGGTGGCGAAAGGCGGCGCGAGCCGCGCACCGACGAACCCCTTCGGGTCGCGCATGAACTGGTTGGCGATCTTGGTGAGGATGGGGTTGAGTGTTGCGTTAGTTGCGATAGGCATATTTGTATTTCGTTATTTATTTCGGTTGGTTTGAAACGCGATCGGCGGTTAGGGCACCGTGATGAACACGTCCTGGATTTCCATCACGTCGCCCGCGGCATCGGCCACGACCGGACTGATTTTGATGCCATGCGCCAGATTGCCGCTGGTGGCCGCGATCATCGTGCCGCCATTCTGGGCTTTGACGTAGGCGGGAGCCTGGCCGATGCTGCCGTCGCCGGCGACGCAGCGGACCGTGCCGCCCTTGCCGGCGATGCGAACATTCCAATTCGTGTCGCCTTCCAGCCGTTCAAACAGGAAACCGAGGAGCGGACGCCCGGCGGTGGCCGTGTAGAGCTGGATGTTGTTAGTGCCGGGAACGAGTTCCACGGCGTAGCCTTCCATGCCCACCAGGTTCGCGGGCACAGCGGCCGGAAAACTCTGGTAAGGCGAGTCGTTGTAAGTTTGTTTTGCCATATTGGTCTTTTATGCGGTTGAGTTGGTTTGTTGACGCGGTTTATTGGTGTTGGCTGTTCGTGCGGACTTTGTTGCGAAATGCGTCCTGCAGCTCCGCGCCTTCCGGCGTGCGGGCAAAGGCGATGAGCGCCTGGGCCTCGTCACCGATCTTGTTGGTTTCGCCCCACGCCTTGGCCTTGGCCATAAAGACGTCTTCCGGCTCGGCGGACGTGACGGTTTCGGTCCCACCCGCAGAATTCACAATCATGCGGCTGGCACCGGCGCGGGCAGGCAACTTGCCCAGGACCGCTTCGGTGGTGACGGGATCGGCGAGATACGATTTCTCGTAGAATTCAATCGTCTTGGTGTCCGCGGGAGCGAGTCCCACGCGGCCGATGTACTTGCCCACGGCCGCCTTGGCCTGCGCTTTCAGCGTGTCGGTGTGCTGCGTCTGCAACGCGGTCAACTGGTCCGTGACCGGTTTGAGCGCGGCAGTGATGGCATCGGTGACGATGGTGTTATCCGCACCGGCTTTGGCCGGCGTGGCCGTTTGCGCTGCTTTGGCATTTGCCTCCAGCGTGTTGACTTTGTCGCTGATGGGCTTGAGCGCATCCGCGACGATCTGGCCGATCTCGGCCTTGTCTTCAGGTAGCATACTTTTTTTGGTTTGGTTGGTTGTTGATGGCGCCGCCTTGGCGAACGCCGCTTGCGTTGAAAAGCCGGGCCGGTTCACCAGCCCGCCGATGTTCTCGTTGATGAGGCCGAGAAATTTTTTCTTCCCCTTGCTGAACAGGAAGTGCTGCGAGAAATAAGAGAACGCCTTCGCCCGCACGAGCGCCGCACCGAATGGACTCCAGTCAGGCACCAGGCGCACGCCGCCCTTGATCGGATCATCGCCGCCCCAGAAGTAACGCTTCGGCGTGAATGTCTTCTCGGCGTCTTCGTGATTTTTGTCCGCGAACGGTTGCGAGCCTTCGCCAGCGGCGGCACGCGCGATAAGATTTTGCAAATCCGCATTGGCCTTGGCCGCCACCGATGCGTCCACGTCCATCTCAAAATGTTCGCCAGGATAATCCTGCAACGTGAATTTTACCGCCTTCCCCGGAGGGAAAACTTGGATGTCCGCCGGCAAGTCACCGTCGGTGCCGATCTCCGGCAGCGCGGCCAGGGCCGATGCTTGTATGGTGTCAAGTTTGTACATTTTTATTTCAGGCCTTTAGCTTTGAGGATTGTTTTTGAGTTGCCGGTCCATAATTCGCTCGCTGCGCGCCAACACGGCGTTTTCCATTTCCGTTTTGTCCGGCAGCGCATCCGTATCCGCCGGCTGATCCACGGATTCGGTCAGCAAATATTCCACGGTGACGTGACCGGGATTGGCGGGATCGGCCACGGCGAGCAGGGCATTTTCCAGCGCGTTTGATTTTGTGCCGCCGGCTTTGAGCAGAAAAAGTTTCAAGCCCGTCTCCGCCTCAAAAATTTTGGTCGTGCGATCATAGGCGCGCTCTTCCACCGGAATGGTCAGCGCGCCGGCCGCCTTGGCGGTGATGGTGCCGCCGAAAAGTTTCTGCGCGAAACGCGGGTCGGAAATCGAGACACTGATTGTCGTGGGCGATTCCTGCACGGGCGCCTGCACGCTCCATGCCATGGTCAGCCAGAAATGACTCCGCCGTGCGCTAAGATGGTTTGACTCGCTCCGGTCCTTGGCGCGGAAATGACGCTTAAGCTGGGCACCCACCGTGCGGCCGGCCCCGAGCAGAATGGCCCGCGGGTTTCTGGTCTCGGAAATAATCCGGCCGAACTCCGCCTGGAACTTGATGTCGTCAAACGAGAGCGTCATTTGGCACCTCGTCTTTCCAGCGCACCGCGCACCGCGCCATTGACCACCGCCGCCCCCAGCGTGCCTTCAATGACGCGCTCCAAGGCTTTGTGATCCATCTTATCGAACACGTCCGGCAACCGGCGTTGCGCCTGCTCAATGGCGGTGATGAATTCCGCGTCGGTCACATGGCCCGCCTTGGCCTTGGCGATCAACTCCTCAAAAATTGGACGGACTGCCCCCAGCCAGCGCGGCGCTATACCCGTGGCATCGGCCAGCGCATTATCCACCAGGCGGCGGTTGACGCCAGGCGCGGCCGCTTTGGCGTGGGCCGCCCTGGCATCGGCCGTCACCGGACCTTCTTCAATATCACCGCCATCCTGGCCGCCGGTGGCACCGCCGCTGGGTTGTTGCGCGGGTGCGGCCGATTGGCCGACGAGCACATCATCATCCGTGGCCGGTACAACGAGATCGTTGTCATCGTAAAATTGCTGCTTGCTGACCAGAACGCCGGGGATGGACAGCACGGTCTTATATTTGGTGGCCACGGCCACGCCGTCCTTGGATTGCTTGGCGCTGGCCTCGAAATACGGACACTGGGTGTCATCACCAAAATTACGGCGGCAGATCGGCTTGATGAATTGCGCGTTGATTATTTTGGCCGCATGGCCGGCGACCGAATGGATTTTTTCGTCGCGCTTGGTTTTGCCCACCGTTGCGCTGGCTTGGGTACCGCCGCCACGCGCGCCCGGTCCACCGTGCTCGCTGGACATGGCTTCGGAGAGAACCACCAGGTCGCAAATCGTGTCCGCCGCATCAATCAGGACTTTCTGCGGATTTTCGCCCGCGCCCTTCATGGCTTCGAGCAGCTTCAGGTCCGTGCCGGCCGGGAAAGCGGCATAGGCCGCACTGCCCAGGTCGCGCAGCAGCGTTTCCACCAGGTTGATGGTCTCCAGCGATGCGTCCCGTTCCCACGTGGCCCATCGCAACGGCTGGCCGAAAATCTGCGAGTAATTCAGGAACCACTCCCAAGTGAAGTTCTGCGCTGCCCAGAAAAATCCCAGCAGCCGCAACATGCCGGCATTGATCGGATGGCCGGACTTTTGTTTGATCACCGAGATGATGAATTTGTCCTCCGGGAACTCCGCCCAGGTGGAACCGCCTTCGTCTGCCAGGACGGCCGCCGGGTTGCTGAACTTCACCTCTTTGGCGTTCAACATCAGCCGGTCGCTGGTGACCGGATAATTCGGGTACCCGTAATAGCGCGGGTGGACCCAGCGCGTGGCCTTGACCGGAAAATAAGTTTCCACGCCGTCGCCTAAATCTTCCGTCACCGGCAATTCCGGGAAATCAATTTCCAGCACGGAAATGCTTTTTCCCAAAGAATCGAGCACGTCATAAACCGTATCCTCAAAATCATTCTCATTGGCCAGCGGGTCCGGCGCCATGTTCCAGATGATGTTCTCAATGACCCGCGCCCGGCGCTGGGCTTCTGGCGTCGGCTTCTGGCCTTTGAGCGCAAACGGCTTCAGGTTCCATTCCAGATCGTTGACGGCATTCTTCAGCTCATTGAGATTTTTTGACAGGCGAGGCCAGGTCTGTTCCATCAGGTCGAACATCATCCATTGCGACATCAGGTTGCCGGCGGCGGCACCGCGGCAGATATTTTCGACGTAGGTTGGCGTGTACTGGGTCAGCGACGCGGCCAGCCAGCGATCTCGGGCCGACGGCCGGATGACCAGCGACATCGGCGAAGCCGGCTTCGGGGTGGCTGGCGCGGCCGGGACAGTCGCCGGCACGGCGGCGGCTTTGGCCGGCAAACTGGCCGGGTCCACGATGGCGGTGCCAGCAATGAGAAATTCGCTCATAACGCGGTTTTAAAAGGGTTACTGCGTAAATAACCGGTTTCTGCCCCAAACCGGCTCGCAACTGGCCGGTAAAAATACCGCTTGCAGCGACGTGCAGCGTTATACAGCGCGTCGGCGATGCCGCTGGCTACGGACAGTGGCGGAAAACCGCCTGCGGGCATTTGTGGGGCTTGGTTCATGGTCATGAAAGTCTTGCGGGGATGAAAAGCGGCCGCGTGGTGATTCGTGCACCGATGCGGATCTGGCGGACCAGGTCGGCGGTGATGGCGCCGCTGGTGCCATTTACCGCGTGCAGCGAGAGTTTGCCGCTGTCAAATGTGTCGCCGTGCTTGCCGTCAACCTGCGGCTCGCAGACATAGGTGCCGGCCGATTTCACCACGAGCCGATGATCCTCTTTGACATATTCATCGCTGGGCATCGTCGTCCGGTTGTCATTGACGGCCGCCGAATACAAATCGCCGAGCCAGGTCTTATAGTTCGCCGCGTGGGCATAACCGGGCGGCGCCGGCTCGACCGTGTTGCGCGCATCCACGAGTTCAAAAGGAACCATCCCGCCCAGCTCCTGGGCCGTCTCGCGGGCAAAGTACTGCTCGTTCGTGGAATCAATGCAGAACCGCCGCGGCGCTCCCGCTTTGCTCTGGCGCACCGCCATAATGATTCGGGCCAGCCGATCGCGGGCGATTTTCGGATCACGCTCTTTCCAGACAATGATCGCCACCTCGATATATTCCACGCCGCGCTTCTGGATCACGGTCACGCTCGTCGGGTTGCTGGTGTCATTGGTGGTCGTGGCCACGTCACAGCCGATTCCGGTTGGATCAGCGGAAAGATTTTGAATCAGGAATTTTAGCGCCGCCTGAAACTCCAGCTCGTTTTCAACAAAGAAAAATCCGCACTGACCGATACCACGGCGCTGTGCAGTTGTGAGCGCAAACAAATCAATCGCCGCTGCGCCGCCGAACTTGTGAATTAGCCGGTAGCTCTCGTCCAGGCCAAGCCGGTTGGCCGGGTCAGCGCAAAATTGATCGTAGGTCAACGGCTTGCCTTCGCGGGTGTCGTAAAGCACATGTCCGGCCGCATAGGCATCACACAACGCCACGCGGTGAATCAGAATCCCGTTCTGGCCGCGATAGAAATGGCCGTTGGCGTCCGGCGGGAATTCCATGCCGGGTTCTGGCAGGGTCATCTCAAAGAACGGATGTCGGTCATCCCTGGGCAGGTTCGACGCGTAAATCAGCTTGAACGTCCGGTCGGTATCCATGATCGGCTTCACGGCAATCTGCAGGTCGCGTTCGAGATTCGGATGCGTGAACCCGGCCTCATCTCGGACCACCGTGCCCGTCCAGCCGCGGGCGGTCGCCGGATTCGGGGCGATCACGCGCAGCCGCGAATAATCCGTGCGGTTGTGGTACAGCCGCATTTCCAACCGGGATGAGCGATACAGGTCCGTGAAATCCTCTGTGCTCAAATTTGTGTAGAGTTTGCCCGTATCGGAATTGGCGCACTTCAACGGCATGGCGTTGGCCTGCGATGATTCGTTCATCGTCATCTGCAACGCGGCCGCCTCACGGGTGACCAGGGAAGCCTGCTCGGCCGAACTCAATGTCTTGCTCACCAGTTCCGAGCCGGTCAGCAGCGACGCGCTGGCGGCAATGACATTGCGGCCAGACTCGCGTGACATCTCGTCAAAGGCGATGTCGCCCAGCGTCGTGGATTTCCGGCACTGCCGCGCCCAGAAAAGCACCATGCAGCGGACCTTGCGGACCGCGACCAGCGCGACTTTCTGGTAAAGCCGGCGAGTCCAATGTTTGGTGGCATTCATTATTCAGGCAGTTGCACCGCACCGGATTTTTCCAGCTCGTCCACGTCGGCGAAGTGATGCTTGCGCAGCAGTCGGATTTTTTCCTCGTTGGGGATGTTCAACTCCACGATGCGGTTGGTCTCCTTGTCGTGGACCGCCTTTAAAATCTTCTCGCAGGTCTGGTACTCGAATTCCTCGCGAGCCAGCTTGAGCGCCTCGCTCTTCGTGTGCGCGTCCTTGATGCGCTTCCACGTCAGCGAATCTTTCTCCTGGATGGCCAGCGCGGAAAAGAAGAGCTGGCCGGCCACGTCGAGTTCCTGTTGCGACAGCGCGGGATTGCTGCTCTTCAAATCCTCCAGCACCTGGGCCACGGTGGATTCGTTCCGGGCCAACTGTTGCCGCAGCGAATACCAGGACAAGAACCCCGACAGCGCGCCGATCGAAGTCTGCACGCTGTCTTCGCGCAGCCATTTCAGCGTGTCTTCGAGCGAATGGTCGCGCGCGTAGAACACAATGGACGCCTGCCGCTCTTCCGGCAGCGTCTTCAATTTTGCGTCTGAACGGGGCTTGCTCATTTATTCGCCGGTGATATTCGCCAGAAAATCCCGGCCATCGGCCGTGATTCGCCAGGCGCGGTTTTCCGGACTGATTTTTTTGTCCACCGGTGCGATGAAATTCTTGTCCACCAGGTATTCGAGTTCGTCGTCGACCGTCTCGGCGTCGAGCTGGCTGCGACCCTCGCTGCGGGCCATCTGCCGCAACAATGCAGCCGACAGACCAAATCGAGTCTGGTTCGCTTCCAGAAAGCCCAGCAGGCTCAAACGAAGTTGTTCGCGTTGTTCGGATGAAAGTTTCATTAGCGAAGATTTCCCGTGTTGCGGAGTAAGGTCACAATTTGCATGGGCAGGTCGCGCAGCGTGGCATCCATCTCCTTGCGACCTTCCGTGATCCGCTTGTGCAAAATGCCTTCCTGTTTTTTGCGTTCATATTCTTCCTCTTTCAGTTCGGCCTTGGTGGCCAACTTCTCGACCATTTCCACCGGCATCGGGTTGGGCGTGACTTTGACTTCGGTTTTTCTCGAAACGGCAACGATTGAAATGATGAGCGCCCCGATGATTCCGAGGGCGGACGAAATATTAGAAATCAGATTCCAGTCGGCGGTGGCGAGCATCATTTGGTATTGGGGGTTGTGTTGGCTGTCGGCTGGGTGCCCTCACCCGGCGTTTTAAAATCGTTCATGGCGGCCGGATTCCAAACCAGCTTGGCCAAAATCATTCCGATGCCGCCGTGTTGAATCACAAACTCGGCCGCGTTGAATAGCCAGGCATTGAGGTTGCGAATCTCGCGCCCCAGCCAGGCCGCACCAATCGCAATGGCCGGCAGCCATGGCGTGAGCTGGGCCTTGGCCTCTGCGGCCACGGCGGCAACCTGTTGGACTTGGTTGGTGTCAAGCATGGGAAAATTTCTTTCCATCCTGATACCAGGCCAGCCAGCCGAAAACTGTCACGTTGAAATAAATCAGCAGCGATTTGGCCAGACCGCAGCCATTGGCCCGCATGGCCACGAACAAAATCCAGTCCCAATAAAACTTCATCGTCCACGGTTCGCCGCCAAACACACGTCGGTAGCCGTGGTCATGAATTGTCGCCGGCGCGTCGAGCTGGTCGTCACCGTTCAGATCGTCCGCCAGCCAGGCGATGAGAAATCCAAGCCCGAAAATCACGATTGAAAATTCCGCGCGCCACAGCGATGGGAAAAAACTATTGAGCAAAAACGCCAGAGCCATCAGCAGCGCGCCGAGCCGGGACAGCGACGGGATGGAAGCGAAGTCCGTTACGAATCCTTTATCAACACGATGATAAAAGCCGGTCGGATCGCGGAACAACAAAGGATCGTCGAGCCGCCAATTTTTGCCATCCGGCAACGGCGTGACTTCCAGCGAACTCAAAAATTTTGCGGGGCCGGTATTCATGTCAGGGCATGGGCAGCGGTTCTGTGGTGAGATGCGCCGGCTTTATCGGCTGCGGCGCCGCCGTGGTCAGCCGCGCCTGGGCGTGGGCACGCTGCAGGGCGATGTTGACACGGCTGATGTCCAGCGACCGGGCTTCGCCCGTGATCTTTATCACCTCGCCCCGCCGGCCTTTCCAGTGCATCGGTTTTTTCATGTTAAAACGTGTCGGATTTCACTGACAGAACTTTGACTGCCTTCTGTTCGGGAATTTTGGCCGTCCGGCGCGGCACCTGGCTTTTTGGTTTGGTTATATAAAAAACGTGCTGGCTGCCGACGTATCGGCTGGGGACAATCGCCGGCCAGTGCGGCGAATCTTTAAGTCGCTATTTCGTCACCGCGTTGGTCAGGGCACTCGCCGCGCTGGCCGCCGTGCTGGCGGTGGCTCCGACCGCCCCGGAACCGGTCGCTGCCGAGGCAGCCGCGCCGACCACATTGCCAACCGCCGTGCCCGCCGCGCCGATGGCCGCCACGTCGTTGCTGGTGACCGTGGAACTGATCATGCCAATACTCACCATGCGGCTGCCGCCTAACGCCGTCTGGTTTGTATGCGTAAACATGAGTTCCTGCGCCGACGGATCGGTGAATAGGAACGTTCCGCCGCCAGCACTGCGGTCCCACCAGGTTTCCTCAAACGCGGTATAAACGCGCGGACGCGGCGCAAAGATGTCAGCCAGGAAGCCGGTCTGGTTGGTACCGGGTGCCGTGGTGACCACATGGCTGATCTGATTTCCATCGGCCGCGTTGGTGATCAAGACCTGGCTCACAGTCCATCCGGGAGGAGCCACCACGTCCTTGGCCACGACTTTGTGTTCGGTACGGGAGTATTCCCGGACGTGCGCGCAGGCCGCGATCATCGCGGCACAGCCAAAAATTAAACAGGTGACGAGGAGACGATTTGTGATTTTATTTTTCATGGGATGTTTGTTTTTTATTGGAGGATTTCAAAGGGAGGGATGGTGTTGGTGGAAACGGTGGTGGTGATGGTGATTTTGTTCGTCAGGAGATTGTTAATGTTGTTTGTCGCCGTTGTGACCGTGTTGGTGGAAACGCCCAGCCCTTCGATTTTGCTGGCGAGCTGTTTTTCCTCGGACGCACAGCCGGCGATGGTGATTGCGGCCGCAGCCAGGCTGCCGGCGATGATCAAACTTTGGACGATTTTCTTGTTCATTGGATGTTTGATGTTGGCTGTTGAATGTTTCAGACCGCTTGAGTACAGGCTTCCCCCGCCGAGGTGCGCGGCATGAAATACGCACACCTTCCCGCACGGAAATGAATATCAAGGAACCGCGCGACGTTTGCGGCGGGGAAAATTGAATGGCGGCACACAGCCCGGAGGTGCGTGATGAAGCGCAGCCGGATGGGGGCAGGGATGCGCGCCGCCAAGTTGGGCTGACGCCCAAAGTTTGGAATGGTCTGGCTGGTTGGTTTGCCCGTTGCGTTCATCACGCACGGATTCAAACACAGTTCCACGTGGAAGTATCAGTCGCCGCGACCGTAATCGCATTTCCCTAACTGATGCGGCGGGACTTGAGGAATTTCACAATGCTGTCGCCTGAAAAAACCGTGAAGCTGCTGGGGCCGTCCTGCTGCACCGGCGGCCGCGTCACCACCAAATATTTCGCCAGCTCGTAAATAAGCTGGTGGCTGCACGCCAGAATGCGTTTGAGTTCCGTGCTGCGGAGGTCGCGATTCGGCAGGATGAGTTTATAGACCTCGTCCTCGGTCAGCGCCGGCATCGGCCGCCCGTAGCAGAACGCCCACGCGCTCGGCGCGTAAATTCGGATCTCGCGCCGGCGCATCCGATTCGCCGCGTCGTTGCTGCCGTCGGATGAAATGTCCCAGGCGAATTGAATGACGCGGTTTTCCACGTCCTGAATCAGCATGTCGTAGTCGCGGTCAAAAAAATCCGCGCAGGATTCCAACGCAAGGGTTGGTTTCGTGCGCGGCAATTCGACTGGTAGCTCAAGCTGACTCACAGCAGAAGTCTAGCAAACTCCGTCAATACCCTTTCGGAGCGCCGGCCTCCGGCCCGGCCCGCTGGGATGAGGTTCAATTCCTCGCCGCATCCGCATCGCTGTAGAAGAACACGAAGTTCACCTGGTGCGCCAGACACCATGCCAGCGCGGCCGCAGGATCTGCAAACGACTTGTTGCGTTCCCTCTGCTGGCCATTGCGCTGTTCAACCAGCACGCCGACCGTGCCGGGCGAGGTCAGAAAAAGGGTTTTGCGCGGGGTGTCAGAAAACGATAATTTTTCCGGTGGCAGATGAGCCATAGATTTTAAGCGTCATGGTTTGTTTGCTGGGGGCCGGTTGCCTGTACCGCAGCCGACCCCGCTTTTTCTAAAAATCTCTCAAAAACCCAATGATTCCCCGAAGGACAGTTACTGGACTTCGGGGAATTCAAATCACCTGAAAAACAGTTTTGCTAACCCATCTTTTTAAAAAACCTCTCAAAACCTCAATGATTCCCCGAACCAAAGTAACTTTGGTTCGGGGAATGAAAAACCATAGTAAAAACAGTTTTGCTAATCATTTTTCAGTATTGCCTCGAATGTGGACGATCTGGCCGATCAGGTAAAGCCACAGCCCCAAGCCAATGAATGCGCAGGCAAATAAATACCCACGCCCAACTTTTTCACCGGAAACATCAGTTACAATATTGGCAGCGGCAATCAGGAAACCAACGATGATGGCCCCGATTCCAATCCCGATGAGAAGCCCGGCATGACTCTTTATTGCGTCAATTTTTTGTTTGAGTTGAACAGCCGGGTCTTCTTCCTGTTCTGAAAGCGGCTTGGGTCTTACAGATCCACCGCAATTGCTGCAATTGACCACTCCGTCATGCTCTTCTTCATTAATTTCTTTTCCACAGTCTGGGCAAATAATTTTCATGGTAGTTTTCGGATTTCGTTTTTTGGTGGGGCATCGCCGCCGTGGTGGAGATGCAATTCTTTTTCATCCTCCCAGCGCAGATGGGCGCGGATCGCGCCGATCAGAAAATAAACCGCCAGCGCGCAGCGCGCCGACCGGGATGATAATGAGCCAGATCATTTTTTTGTACCACCTCGTACAATGCCGGGGCGTGGGGCAAAACTGTTTTCACCGAATTCAATGTGTGAATGGGAAAAACTGATTTTCTTTTTGGCGATGTCAGGGTTGTGTATGCGCCCGTCAAACCGGGCAGCGGCAAGATCGAAAGGGATTTTCTCATTGATGAGTTTCTCAATGCAGGCATCAACTAAAAAATCTGTAATGGATTTGCGGGGTATTTGCCGACGCTGCCATTCTTCAATTCCAGCCCACAATGCCGCAGTCGCCTGGGCGGCGATGATTTTTTTACCGGCTGCTCTCATACCTACCTTTTAACACTGTTAAAAGATTTTACAAGAAATTCCTTGACCGTGTGTGCAAACAGTGTTAAACACTCTTTAAGATTCTTAAACAATGAAGCCAGTACATAAAAAGAAGCCCATGAAAAACCAAGTGACCCGAACCGGGAAACTATTGGGAGGATACGTTCCCGCGCCGGTAGTTGAAGGCATACAAAAATGGGTTGGACGCGGCAATGAGCGCGATATTTCAACTTTCATTCGCGAGGCAGCCCGCGAAAAACTACATCGCGAGGGAATTTCTTTTCAGGAACGGGAGGCCGCATGAAATTCTTCGTTTATTCCGGCAAACATTACGGGGCCGAACACCGGCTGGTTTCCGTCGCCAACAATGTCTATCGCGACACGGTTATTCGCGCATCGTCGCTGCTCACCCTGGTCCACGAGCCAAGCGGTGATTTGGTCCAAGCGCTGAAATGTGACTGCGAGGAAATTCCTGCCATCACAAAACTGGAGGTCGCATGAAACGTTTCAAGCAAACCGAGTGGAGAAAGATGGTTGTTTTTTTAGAGCCGACTTCCACTTCACCGCAGATTCGCCGCGATGAGGATGGGGAATTATGGGCATGGGCTGGCGGCGGCAAATACATCTGGGCCAAGAATGTCACCAAGGTCGGAGGTGACAAATGAGCTACACCAACTCCATCGCCCCCGCCAACCCGGTTCTGCAATCCGTTGCCGACGCGCTGCGGACCGCCCGCACGATCGGTGCGGTGGCCGAAATTCGCGAGCGCGTGAAATCAGCCGGCCGGGTTTCCCCCGCCGAGCGCGCCTTGCTCTTCACCGCCTGCGCCGAGCGCGATACCGAAATCGCCGAGGCTTACCTGGGGAGGAAAATCTAATGCGAACCATCGGCCACACACTTCCTCCGGACATTCGCCCGGAATTTTTGTTGGCCAATCGTCGCGGCGGCGTCGGCATGAAGTCAATCAAAGTCGAAACCTCAATGGGTTGGATTCCGGCTTTGGTTCCAGTCTTTTTCGGTCCGTCAAAAAAAACCTACTCACTCTTATCCAAAGACAGTTTTTTTGCACAATGAAAACACAAATTGAATTCCGCGATCCGCAGACCCTGCGCCTGCACAAACTCCACAAGCAACACATCGCCGCACCCGATTCGGAGAGCGACGAATGGCACAGCTTTGTTGACGCGCAACGCGCCACCGGCCCGGAGGGCATTCCGCCGCTGTTCATCACCGCCGATGGTTTCATCATTGATGGCGGTCGGCGCTGGCTCGCTGCCAAGCTGCTGCAGTGGCCGGAAATTGCCTGCATCGTCCGGCCGGAGGAACACGCCGCCGTCATCCTGGTGGAATCGCTGCTGCACAGCAAACGCATGACGCGCGGCGCGGTGATCTACCTGGCCCTGGGCCTGCGCAAGGACTTTGTGGAATCCGCCGAACAGCGCCGCCTGGCCAACCTCCGGCGCGGAATCAAAACCAATGAGAATCCGTTGACCGGCAAAACCAACGAGGCCGAGACCGTCAAGGAACTCTGCACGCGCTGGGGAATAACCGACATGACCTATGGCCGCGCCCGGCAGGTTCGCGAGCTGTTCGACAAGCACGTGGACATCAAGGTCGAGTGGGAGCCCAAACTTTTGAGCGGCGAGAAAAATCTATGGAACGTCCTTTCCGCCGTGGGCGGTGCCGGCGCGGACCAGTCCAAGCGTTCCGCCGGCGTGGAACAATCCCAGCTCGAGTTTTGGGACGCTCCGTTCGACAGCCTCAAGCACGCGGCACCGGCCTGGACCAAGCTCGATGATGCCCACCGCGAATCCGTCCTGGACGACTGGCGCAAGACGGCCAAGAAACTCCCGGCCGACCTGCGTGCCGGAATGCTGCAAGTGCTGGAAGAATTCACCAAATAAACACCATGTTTTCCCCTGAACCATTTGGCGCGGATACTCACGACTCCAACGAGGCGACAGCCGCCAGTCCGGAACTCGCGCACGCGATCAGTGCATTCGAGGCCGCAAAGTCCGCGTCAGCTTCCTTCCCGACAGTCGCCGCCCTGGGCGACTGGCGGGTAAAGGAAGCCAACCGTCGCAAGGAAATTCTCGCGACGTTTCATGGTTTGCTGGCCCAGAATATTTCCCGCACCCAGGCCGCCCGAAAAATCGGCGTCGGCTACGCAACGATCTGGCGCTACGAAAACGCCGTGAAGGCCGGCGGTGATGACGCCCTAATGCCCAAGACGGAAGACTGCGGCCGCAAGTCCAAGTTTGTGGCCGCGCTGAAAGACCAGGCATTTTGCAAAAAGTTGATGGACCTGTATCTGGCCACCATCGGCGCGAGCGGCGGCAACGTCTGCAAAGGCCGGCGCACGGCGAAGATGGCCACGGCCCTGACCGCCATGGCAGCGGAGCCGGAATGCCCGGAGCCGCTGGCCGCGCACCTGCAGCGCGGCCATTTCCCCATCTGCCTGCAGCGCTTCCTGCGCCGCATCACGCCGGAAATTGAAAACCGCGTGCGCGGACCGAAACATTATCAGCTCAACGGACTGGTGAGCCGGCGCGATCTCACCGTGCGTTTCCCGGACGGCCAGCGCGGCGATCTGCCCGCGGGCTTCAAATGGGTGTTTGACGACATGAGCGTCAACCAGCCGTTCTGGTGCCAGGCGGATGGCAAAATCCTTTTCTCACGGCAAGGCTTGTACTGCATTGACCAGCGCTCCATTCGCTGGCTGGGCAAGATGCTCGTCGCCCGGCCGCGTGAGGCGTACCGGTCGGAGGACATTCTCCGCTTCCTGCGCGGCCTCTTCCTGGCTTACGGCGGCAAGCCGGATGTGATCGTCTTCGAGCGTGGCGTCTGGATGTCGCTCAAAATAAAAGGATTCAAGCTCAATGAGTTTGGCCAGCCGGTTGAAGAGGAATTTGTGCGCGGCGAAATGGCCGAGGCGGAAAAGCATCTGCTGACCGACGGCCTGAAAGCCATCGGCATCACCGTCATCTATGCCACAAGCGCCCGCGGCAAGATCATTGAGGGCTGCTTCAACCCGTTGCAGACCGAGATCGCCATGAAGACGAGGGAGTTCAATAACATCGGCCGGCACGCCGGCGAGTTTGAACTCCCCGGCAAGCGGCTCGCCCAGGTGCGCGCCGGCAGCCGCACGCCTCTCTTTGCCGGCTTTGCCCCGGCGGAAATTCTGGACGAGCGCATTGACCAGGCGATGCTCGCCATCAACGCCCGGAAAAATTCCCGTGGCGAAATCCCCGATGAAGTTTGGGCCGCCGATATCGCCCGTCGCCCGCTGGCCGAGAATCATGCCGAGGATGCGGCCGTGTTCCTGCCCGATGTCCGCGAGCGCACCATTGACGGCGGCCGCGTGACCGTTCAGGTGGATGGTAAGTTCTACGATTTCCGCGCCCCATGGATGATTGAACTTGGTGGCAGCTACCGTGTGTTCTGCCGGTTTGACCGCTCCGAACCGACGCGCGGCGCCGCCATCTACAATCGCGAGACCGGTCCGGCCAATTTCAACGGCTACAAGCCTGGCCAGTTCCTGGGCTTTGCTCCATGGGAAACGCCCGCGCCCAGCGCGGACGTCCCCGCCGGCACGCGCGGCATCACGCCGATGTCGGTCGCGGAATTTTACGGCGAGGGCGCAATGGACAACGGCGACGACATCCGCAAGAAACAGGGCAAGCTCGTGGCCACCTTCTTCAGCGCGCTCTCCGGCAAAACCGGTCTGCCCGGCCAGCCGCATGTGGTCCGCACCAGGGAAATGCGCGACGGTGAAGGCCGCGTCGCCCGCGTGGAATCTGCCCCCGCCACCGGCGAGATGCCGGCAGCCGCGGCCACCACGGCCACCGCAACGACCGCCGCGCCGGCCACCATGCGCCCGCTGGCGCTGCCGGCCCGGCCCAACCTCGATGCCCAGCGCGCCATACGCCGCCGCATGACCATTGAAGTGGACGACGCCCTGGCCAATTTGACCGACTGATAAACCAACAACCAAGGAGAAATGATGAACGATTGGAAATTCAACGAAGCAACCCGCGCTGAGGCGGAAAAGTACATTGCCGCCAACGAGCTGACGCAGGCGCAATTCACCAAACGGCTGGCCGGTGATTTCTCGACCACCCGCGTCGCCAAGTACCTGAATCTGGACAAGCCCGGCAACAAGGCCGAGCCGGATGCGGCCAAAGTCGAAGCCGCCATTCACGCCTTCCTGCGCCATGTCGCCCGCGGCATGAAACAGAAAAACTCCCTCTACGAAAATTCCGTCACCCGCGACGTCGCTGCCACCATGCGGCAGATCCGCCGCACCGGCGACATCGGTGTCATCGTGGGCGATGGCGGTTACGGCAAGACATCCGGCGCGATCCTCTTTTGCCGGGACAACCCGGACAGCCTTTACGTCGTGGCCAAGTACCCCTACGGCGCGAGCGAATGGGACCTGATGCGGATGGTGTTCGACGAATTCTGCGCCAGCTCCGCCGAGAAATGGGATGGCCAGGGCAGCAAATGGGAATGGTTGGAGAAGCAACTGCGCGGCACCGAGCGTCTGCTGATTGTGGACGATGCCGAGCTGCTCTATGTCACCGCCTTTCGGTGGCTGTTCTCTTTGCAGGACGCCACCGGGTTGCCGATTTGCCTGATCGGAAATAACGAGGTGGTGGAAAAGATCGCCGCCGCCGATCGCGCCGGCAAAATGATTTCGCGAATAGGCCTCGTCCATCAGGCGCAGAACAAGAACGACGAGGACACGTCCGCCCGTTACCTGGTGGACCAATTCACCCCCGGCGCCGGCAACGAACTGGTGGAAGCCGTCACCCAGACCATTTGCGAGTTCGGCCACAGCCGGCGCGCACGCAAGCAGCTCACGCTGGCCGCGAACATCCGCGAAGGCGGCACGGAAAAGGACTGGCTCAAGTGCTACATCAAGGCTGGCACCAAGCTCATCAACTCAACGCGCAGCAACACCGCCCGCAAGGAGGCCAAATGAGTGCGGCAATCTCCTTGCTCGAAGCCATCTCGCCGACGGCCCGGCAGTTGCTGCTGATGCCCCGTCGCGGCCTGTCGAAATCCGAACATCACAAGGTCCATGCCGAGCGCCAGGACGGCCAGCCATTGTGCGGTGGTGGCTTCCAGGCGCGCAGACCACCGTCATGGCAGGGCGACATCGGCCCAGTCAATTGCGCCGCCTGCTTGGGCATCATAGAACGGAGGGCCAAATGATCGTCAATCTTCATCGCACCGGGCCAAACACGGAATTTGCCCGCGTCCTCGGCGCTTCAATCACGTGCGGCTATTTCGTCGTCAAAGAACTCGACGAGACGCGTAAACAATTATTCGTCGGCATCGGCCTCTGGTGGATCACGATCCGCATCATCCTCTGGAGGGAGAAATGAAAACCCCACCGCTTCCCGTTTTAGGCCGGGTGCCCTCACCCGGCGGCTTGCCGGCCCCGGCTTTTTTTGACGAGGCCGACACCATCAACCAAGAAATCATCCACCGCCGGAACCGCGAGCGAATTGACTGGCTGGCGACGATGGCCCTGGCCTTTGTCGCCGGCGCGCTGATCACCGTAACCATCCAACTCTTTTACCGATGAAAAAACTCTCAAATTTACCCCGTGTTTTTATGACCATGAAATCCCAAATCCGAGCCGAACTGCGCGAGCTGAAACGCAACCGCCGTTTCTTGTCCAAGGTCTATTCCAAAGACCAGAACGAGCAGCGCAAAATCATCCAGACCGCCTCCCGCGAACTGCAATCACTCGAACGCTGTGCCGCCAAAGACCTGGCCCGGCAGGACAAACGCATCGCCATCTTAACCGGGAGGCTGTCATGAGCCTGCGAGCCGATGTTGATCGTGGCCTGGAAATCCTGGCCGAAATCAAGAAGCTCCAGACGGAGCTGAAGAACATTGAGACCCGGCTTGAAATGGCCGGCCTGCAAGCCGGCCAGCGCGGCGAGCATCAGCCGCTGCAGGACGCTGATCGCGGCGGCAAGTGCTGGTTTGCCCATGGCAGCGACCAGGACGTGCCACTGATTTTTACCGATGACAAGCTCATCGGCAGCTTCACCGCCGAGAGCAAAGTCCACAAGACCATCCTGGCGGTGGCCGCCGGCAAGCTGCCGGAGTTTTTCAAGCCGGTGAACAAATTCGAGGCCGTGTTCGACGACGGGAAAAAATTCCGCAAGCACGCGTTTGAAATTTTTGGTGAGCAAGCCCCCGCCTTCATCACCGCCTGCGTCGCACGCGACAAGGCTGGCATCGCCAAGTCTGACGTTAAAATCTGCTGGGCCGACGCCCGGAAGGAGGAAAAATGAACGGCATCCAACTCATCGCCGCCGAACGTGAGCGGCAACTCACATTTGAAGGCTACCAGCCGGAACACGATGACAAACATACTCGTGGCGAACTGGCTGCCGCAGCTCATGGCTACGCTTTGCTGGCAGCGATCCAATCAAACGGCCATATCGTAGGAGGAGCCAATCAAATGACGCCGCCGCCGGCGTGGCCTTTTGACCAGTCCAGTTGGAAACCCAGCGACGACAAAATTCGGAACCTCGAAAAAGCGGGTGCGCTCATTGCCGCCGAGCTTGACCGGCTTCTGCGCCTGCACGAAAGGGACGCCCGCCGGAAGCGGCGGGAAGAAACGCAAGAAGGTGGAATTCCTGGCCCAAGGTCTCACCACCACCGGCAAGGTCCGGCAGCGCCACGAAAACTTCATCTTTGGTCCAGAGGCAAACATGGCCTGGCGGCGGGAGGAAATGGAAAACGCCCGTCTCCAGAACACCCGGCAACACGTGCTGGAAAATTATTACCGTAGGAAGGAAAAGTTTGCGTCCAGCGGATTGAACACCCGCGGTCAGAAGCGCTCCTACCATCTACGCGGCAAATCTGATTTGTTCAAAGCCTACGAGCAGCTACGAAAGGAAGCGTTGCCCACGCAGGAAAAGATTTACGAATAACCCCATGAAAGCAATTTCCCTATGGCAGCCCTGGGCCAGCGCGATCGCGCTGGGACTCAAGCGCATTGAGACGCGCAGCCGGCGAAGCAATTACCTCGGCGAGATTGCCATCTGCGCCGCCAAAAAAAACACGCCAGACTTGGTGGAAATCTTCAATGACCTGCTGACCGAGCACGATAAAATCCGGGCGGCCTTTGTAAAGGCGGACCAGTTCACCTGGGATTATCTCCCACTCGGCTGTGTCGTTGCCGTGGCCGAGATTTATGCGGTCAATGCGACTGAATATTTGAAGCCTTCAATTTCCGAAACCGAACTGGCGCTGGGCGATTTTTCCCCGGAAAGGTGGGGGCTGTCATTGAAAAATGTGCGCCGGCTAAAAAAAACGGTGCCGGTTATCGGTCACCAGAGCCTGTTCAACCTGCCGCCGGACGTGGAAGCAAAAGTCCGCGAAAAGCTATGATCCCAAACTCTGCCATCACCGATCTGGACCGCCTCGCTTTTATGCAGGCATTGGCCCGCGCCATCCGACCCAAGAACGGATTGAACGTGGACGAGTGGGACAGCTCCTTTGTTGGCAGCTTTTGCAGCTCCTCGCGCCCCTCGCTCTGGTTCACCCCAGCGCGGCGTGCGGCCGCCGACCGGTTGCGGATGAAGCACGGTGACGAAAAGGAAATCAGGATGCCGTATCCCCTGGCCGCAGGTGGCACCCATGAAATCCCCGCCGCCGATCCCAACGGCTGCCAGTTTTTAATCCACAACGAGGCGGGCCGGCAGGTTCCCTGCAACGAGCCTGCAGAGTGGCAGCGGGAAAACCATTTCCGCTATTGCACGCCCCACAAGGACGACGTCCTGAGCGACCTGAAGCGCCGCGGCCAGACGATGCACGTCATTCCCTTTACCACGCGCCCGACGCCTGTCGCCTCGCGCCAAACACCAAAGGAGATAAATCATGAGTAGCTGCTGGAAATGCGGACGCGACCTGCCTGAAGGTCAGGTCGAATGCGAAGAAGGATGCGACGGACCAGAATCAGGGGGCCCCAAAAGGACTGCCCCGAAGGAAACCAAATTTGCCATTTTTATTGACCTTAAAGACGATGTGATCGAAGCCAATAAACTGGAATTTTCAGCCTCACAACACAGATTCTTGGAGCTTATGGGAAAAGCAGTTCGTGAGAGCGGCTTTCTTAAATTCGTGAAGCGAGAAGCAAAATGACCACCGCCCAACAACGCAATTTTTATTTCCCGAAATGGAATGCCTGTGCTGCCAAGAACGGTTGGGTGATGGTTCATGGTCGGCTGGCCACTGATCTGGCCGCACAGAAGATTACCTATGACTCATGGCGCGGTCCCGCGCACGATCTCTACTTTAAAATCGTTGAAATCGCGGAGCATTTGGCCCTGGCCGGCCACCGCGCCGTGATAGCCACGGATCTGCGCCATGCCTGCAATTACGTCGTGAGTTGCCGTTTGAGCAGCGAGGGTCTCGATAACAAACAAACCAACAAGGTGATCGCCCTTTTTTTATTATTGGCTGATCCGGAAAACACAGGTTTGATCATGAACTGGTTGAACCCTGAAAATGCCGAGCACGACAGCTTCGTCGCCTACCTGCGCAAGCAGGCGCACGAAGGCGTCCTGATTGCCATCGCCAGCAACGCGTTCGGCACCAAAAACTGGCAGGACTTGGATATCGGCAAACTTCGCTGGATTTGCAAAAAGGTCCACATCCGCCCCGCAAGCGGGTACCGCAATTTTTATCCGCGCCCGGCCGCCACGTACGCGCCGGTACCCGACCCAGACGTTGAACCATTTTGACACGATGCCCATTATTCTAAACATTGGCTTTTACCATTTCATCGTGAAGAACGATGTCGCCGCGGCCGCAGTCTGCAAAGCTCTCGCCGGCGCTGTGATGTTGGAAAGTAAATATATTTCCCATCAGAAAAGAGAGGTCTTTTGGCCCAACCAAGACAGGCAAACCCAAGTCGGCATTCAAACCGTTTCGTGGGAACAAATCCTGCGCAGCGAACCCACGGATGACGACGTCTCTTCACCGGCGGCGATGAAATCGCTCGGCGTGAAACCATCATTAAAACTTTTAGGCTTATGACCCAGGACCCCATCATTGAAAAATTGAAGAAGCTGTTGCGGATGAAGCGTGGCGGTACACCTGGTGAAATTGCTAATGCCCTTGCCATGGCTGCCGAGCTGGCGCGCAAGCACGGCATTGACTTGGATGCCATTGATCCTGACGCGCCGGAAGCAAAGCCAATCGGCCACATGGATGCCATGACATCTGCCCGCCTGCAGGATGAATGCAGGTATGCCGCGCTGGTATGCGAGAATTTTTTCAACGTCAAAGCCCTTATCACTAATGCTCCAGCGCGCACCTGCTATCGTTGGCGCGACTTCAAAATTGTCTTTATTGGCACAGCCAGCGACCAACAGATCGCTATTTATATTTTCCGATTCTTGGTTGGTCATTTCCGCCGTTCCTGGAACCATCGCGAGAATAAACGCATTCGCCATCGCCATTCCTTCATGGACGGGATTTTCCAGGGGCTTTGCCGGAAGTTGCAGGACCAGCGCGTTCAGGAAGTGTCTGGTAGCGGCCTGATCCGTCTGGACCAGCAGCTCATTCGCCGCAATGAGTACATGCAAAAAACCTTTGGCGAGACGAAGAAAGAAGGGTTTAAAGACAATAGCGATTCAGCCGTGGCCAAATATGCCGGCTATGTTGTTGGCAGGAAAACTGAAATTCGTTCCAGCTTGTCTTAATGTGAACACCCCCGCGCAACAGGAGCTTTTCAAGCAGCCGCCGCACACGGTGGATTCCGACGTCGCCTGGATCGAAACCTATTTGCGCAACAACAAAGGATGGCACAATGCCAACGAACTGCTCGTCTCAATCGGCCGGCCAGCAACAGAAAATAACCGCCGATGGCTGCGCAAGCCAGTCAGCATGAGCAAATGGATCATTAGCGGCCAAAAGGGGTATAAACACATGGAACACTCCACAGCCGAGGAGCTAGACCATGCAGCCAACTGGCTCGAAAGTGAGGGCAAAGAATTGTTCGAACGAGCTTTAAGCATCCGCGCCAATGCGCACAAGATTTTTGGATGAAAGCAGGAATCCTATTTCGAACTGGCAGCCTCTGGATCGGCGTTCACTGGTCCAAATTCCAGCATCGGCTCTGCGTTAATCTAATTCCATGCCTAACGATCTGGGTTGGCAATCCACCTCCGTCGCCCAGGGACTTGATTAAAGTGGCATTTCACCGTGGGGACAACGTGACTATTGATGTCCAGTGTTGCGCATGTCCCCGCTGCAAAAACTACTTTTTTTGCACGCACTGCGACATTGAAATTCCATCCTTTTGCCCCTATTGTGGCCTTGAGTTCACCGGCACACGGTATATAACTAGTCAAGAGATGAAACACATTCAGATGTTCTAAAAATGGAATTCATCGCACCCATTCCGTTCAAGGAAGCCACCGACAAGCTGGGCGACCAGTCCGTTGTCGGCAGCACGTTGACATCGAGCGAGTGGAGTGACCTGCCCGTAGAGCTTCGCGAGAATGCCTTTTTCAGTTCCCGCATTGAATCCATCAGGGTGCTGCAACGCGCCCAGGATTTGCTGGGAGATTTCCTCGCCGGCAACCGCAAAACTTTAGATGACGGCCAGACGATGCTGGCCACCGGCAGTCGCTCTGCATTCATCACGCAGATGCAGGAATTTTTGCAGCAGGAAGGCGTCGTCCGCACCACAGGCGACCTGCAGGACATCACCAGCGAGTCACGGCTGGGGCTGATTTTTGACATCAAGAGCCAGCAGGCCCAGGACTTCGGCTTTTGGAAACAGGGTATGGACCCGGACGTCTTGGACGAGTTTCCCGCGCAGCGCTTTATCCGCGTCATGGACGTCAATGAGCCGCGCGTCCTGCACGAGCGTTTTCAGGACCAGGTCTATTTGAAGACGGACCCTATTTGGTGGCTGGAAATCAACCATGACTTTGGCGTTCCGTGGGGACCGTGGGGCTGGGGTTGCGGCCACGACGTTGAGGATGTGGATCGCGACGAAGCGGAGTTCCTTGGCCTGATCAAGCCAGGTGAAACCCTGCACGCCCCAAAAAAATTCATGGACATGAACACCGGCCTGTCGGCCAGCGTCAAAACGCTTGCACCGGAGCTGCTTGAAAAGCTGAAGGCCGAATTCGGCGACAAAATCACAATTTTAGATGGCGTTATGAAGTGGACCGGTCGCTGACACCGGCCTTTTTTTGGGGTTCCGGACACCCATTTCAACCTTTTCCGCACCATCGAAAAATCCGGTCTTTTTCAGAAATCAGCCTGAATCCCCACGAAGTGCTTGTTTTTCGGCCTCATTCAGCCTGTTTCAGGCTATTTCAAGGATACCGTCACGGCTCCACCCTGGCGCAGTCCAAGACACTGGCGCGAACGGCCATGGCGTTCGTGAACGCGAAGCGTCTTGGAGTGCGGTGGCCCGCCACCGCTTTTCCCCAAAGGCGTGTCTCCTCAACATCTTTCAGAAAACAAAATCGCAATATGATTTGCGGCCGCGCTTTCACCGCGCAAGTTGTGATTTATTTGGCGGCTTTAATCGGGTTATAATCAGGGGAATGAAGGAGTTTTTAACCGTATTGACGGCGGTGCTGCCCGTGTTTGGCATCATGGGCATCGGGCTGTGGCTGCGGCGGCGCAACCGGCTCTCGGCCGACGCGGACGCC